CTGGGATGACTTTTTGTGCATATTGGATGATTCCTGGTGTATATGCTGCTGTTCTAAAGTAATATGGTGTGTATTTCTGAAATCCATAAGCACCTGTAAATCCACTTTTCTTAATCTTGGCAAGATTTGTAATTGTATTCGTCGTGTAAAGAGCTGCGAGGCTTTCTCCGTATTTAGGAGTAAAGTCTTTAGCTGCCTGCGCTGCGTCCTTAAGAAGTCTGGCTGTTGTGTTGAGATATGAATTGACATAATTGATTGAGTCGATAGTGTTTTGGCTTCCTTGCAAGATCTTGCTTAAGATCGAAGACACATAAGGATACAAGTCTTCAAGCGTTTGAGCTTCTCCAAGAACTACTCTGTTTGTCACGTTAACTTGTGTACCAATAGTGAATGTTTGGCTGCTAATTCTATCAAGATTACTTGCAAGATCTGTAAAATATGACCAATCGTTTCCAAATTCATAAAAATACGTAGATCCGTCGTTTGACGACCATGAAGACATGTCATATCTATTTCCACTAACTTCGGTTGAAAAGAACCTAAGCGTAGACATCAGAAAACAAAGTGCTCTATGGTCTCTTGTAGTTTCAAAGAATTGAACGACTGTACCGGCTCTGGAGCCAAATGAGTTACCATCGTATTGAGGATCAGGCGCATTAATATAATTTTCAACTTTCTTTGCACCGTCAAAGAAAGTGTCCCAAATCATGCCTTTGCTTGTAACAAGCAGCGAATTATAAAGATCAACCCAAGCCGATGTACCTCCGGTGCCTGACTCTTCTGAGCCCCATGGACGTGCAAGTTCAACGACATCGGCGTTTTTACCAATTGTGCTACCATTCAACATAGATACGACAGTTTGCGCACTGCCATCTTGATTGGTTAGATTGCCATCTCGATCGACTTCAAAGCCAAGATAAAGACGACTTAAGTCCTTGACGCTAGAAACAAGATTTGATCTTGTTGTGACAATAAATTCAGTTCTAAACTCTGTAGATACATAGTCATCAATATTTCTTAATCTGTCTCTATACATCAAAATTTTAATAATCAATTCAAGAAGATCTTTGTCTTCTCGTGCCTTTAAGAGCAGTGAAATGCTTTTTGCTTCATCAAGCGCAGCAGTAGATGTATTTGTCTGTTTTGATAAAATGGATTCTCGAATAAAGTCACAAAGAGTTGATAAAAAAGTTTTAACAACAGCTTCTTGATTGTTTGCAGTTAAAAGTGTTAAAAATCTGCCTGTTCGTGTTGTTATATTGTTGACTATTTGATTAAACACTTCATATCGAGATTGAAGAAGGTTTGTATTATTTGAAATAGGATGGATCAAATAAAATTGATCTGCCGTGTCAAATGAATTCAAGTATTCTTGACTAGTCAGAATATTGTCGATGTTCAATACGGTCTTGCCATCGACTTCACGATACACAAAATCATTAAACGCGCCTAATGATGGTTTGTCTTTAAGCTCTTGTGTTCTTAGTTCGTCAAGAAGATCACCAAAAATTGAATTGATATAATCGTCTATCTTAAATGAAGTAAATACTTTGCTAAATAAAGCTTCTTTAGAAAGTATCACAAGCATCTGGTCAGTCATGCTATCAAAATTAGATGCTGGAATTCCGATATTCTGGTTGTACAAGTTTAAGATAACTTCGCCAGCATTTCCATAAGAATCAGAAAAACTCAAGCCGTCAATAGAAAAAACAGGATTAGCTGAAGGTGTGCGAGTAAAAAAGCCAACTTCGGTGTATCGCAACGCATGAAGTGAATTTTTCAACATTTGTAACATGTTTGCGACATTGAGCCTTGTAGTATAAGAAAAGCCTAGAAGCTCACTTTCGAACCATTTTTTAGTTGATGAATATTCACTGATGCTTGTTCCTTTTACTCTTTGTCCTCTGAAATTTGTTGAACTCTCACTTGCTACTTCAATTTGCAATTTTGGAGCGTCTGTCATTTCCATAGAGAAAAAATCATCAATAAAGCTTAAAAATTCTGCTTTTGGCGCATACGCTTTTAATACGTTATTGTATATTTCAGTAAATTCTCTTGTAGGCGTCGTCGCTGTAATGTTTGTCTCTTGACTGTTAAATGACCCCGTCGTAGAATTTATGATCTTTGAGACTGACTTCATTGTCTCAATATTCAGATTTCTCTGTATATTGATAATCTCCTGTTCTTCATCTTTATTTCTAGCAGGTATTATCCCGAGAAGAACTGGAAATGACGAGTTTATTCCTTTTTCTTTGATAAAAATATCGTATCCAGACTCATTGCATACAAGCGCATCATCAGTGTTCAGAGTGGGTGGCGCCCGCCGGCGATTCTCTCGATTATTTGTGCGTTGTACATTGAATGTCCTGCCTGTGACTGCGTCTTTAGGCTTGACGCTATAATCTCTGCCAGTTTGAAATGTTAGATTTGGTTTCATGCGCTAAAGTCCGTTGTTATTATAACACCATAATTTGTAAATGTCTTCAAAGTGGCCTGCGCTGATTGCGTCCTTATAGTTGCTGCATAGTATTTTACGTTTTTATCTAAATCACAAATCTGCGTAACTCCTTCGCTAGACACAATCTCAAATTTAGTAACATCATCAAGGTTTACTGCTGTCCACTTTAACAAAAGACCTTCGGCTTTTCTAGACGCTGATGGTGATGAAATTGTGGGTGCTATTTTTTGATTCTTGACGATGACGTATTTTTGAATTCCTGTCTTTCCCGATTCGATGCCTGCGCTGCTCGTTTGGAGCGCAGATCCGTAGGCAAGCTGTCCCTTAGTCAAAGAATTCTTACTAAAGAATTTTTGTGTGAAGTTTCTAGGATTTACGACGTTGTTCAATGAGAGCACTTTATCGATTATAGTGTTGTTATTTTCTTGATTTCTGACATTTGTCGTTGTGAAGTCTGACGATCCACCTATTTCTTCAATTACGTCTGCTGGTGATCTAACACAAACTTCAAAACGATAGACACAGTCTGTTAAATCTTGACTTGTGACGGTGATTACTCCCGGCTTATAAAGACCGACGCTTTCTTCTGTGCCAGCTTGTAATGATACTCTAGTGACAAGTACGGCAATAAGCGGATCAATTTGTGTTGAAAGATTCTTTATTTCATTTGGAAAGATGTCACCAATTCCAAGTGCTTTTAGGTCGTTTATAACTCGAGCGGGTGCAGTAGTGCTTTTATAAGTCACGTCAATTTTAAATTGCGATGTTTCAAGATTCCGTGTATAAGTGTTTGATATATTTTCAACATTTAGACTTACAACATTGTTTAGGAACATAGGGAACACAACACAATTAGACTCAGAAGCTTTTTGCAAACCATTGCTAAATTCAAATCTTAATTTGTATTCATACGCGCGGTAAGGGATGACGCTTGTGTCTTCAAGACCTGTGCTTAATGCGCTGAGCTGGTTGGTGCTTAGTATTGTGTCAAATGTTTGATCACCTTGTGTTATGCACCTTCTTAGCAGCTTGATTCCCACGACGTCGGCAGGTATTGACGTTGCTGCAATTACGGCTTTTTGAGATGAAATTTCGATAGGGTAGATCACACACTTTCCCGTGTATTCTTGAATTTCATTAACTCTAACGGTCTTGCATTGTGAAAGTGGCGTCTTGGTAAGAAATGATACAGGTGAAACTCGATATTCACGACAGACTTGATCTGTTTCAGGTATGTCAACAAACGCTTGACCATTTCTCACTTTGGCGACAAGCGTCTTTGATTGAGTATCAAGTTGAGATTCACTTGCGCCATAAAGCGTCCGCGTTGTAACTCTAAATTGTGTTATTTTTTTATCATTCGATGCAATGAGTATCCTTCTCATATTTTTATTAACTTGCTGAGAGTTAAAAAAGAAGTCGTCGTAAGGCATCTCATATCTTTCAATGACGTCAGAATTCTCAAATCTGTATGTTGTTAAAACATCAACACTTTGAGGCTTATTTGAAGTAAAATAAGCAAAGATTGTCTTGATACCTAAACTAGGAAGTTTTACATCAAAGTCAACATAACCACGTTGGATGTCTGCGTATTCGACTGGCGTCGTCGCAATAGTCGTTCTATTCTGGCTTAGTGACGCAAGCCTTTTATTGTCAAATGTTTTAATTGCATTTAGGGCAGATGCTGTTGACGTGATATTAACGTTTTTGAACATGTTCGGTCTTACATTGACAGGAGAGTCTCCAGACAAAGTAAGGTAAAGAGGCACTTTTAGAATATCAAGTGAATTAATTTGAAATCTAACTCTGTATTTAAATACAGTTGTGTTTAATCCTGGTCTGATTATATGATCAATAATTTCGATCGGCAAAACATTATCAAAGCTAATGATAGAAGCTTCAGGAAGAACTATTTTCGCCATTTATCATTCCAAAATTACGGTAAATATGTTTGCAAATGTTGGTGACTGGTAGGAATCAATGTATACTTTTCCTAAAAAGATAACTCTTTTTGGAGGTCCATCATTCTCTCCTGGCACATCACCATAATCAACCATGTCGAGCTTTTTAATGATATTGCCATTTAACTCATAAGCTTGAATGCAAATGTCATTTGTTTGTGATGTCTCGCTAAACTGGACGACATTGACAGGACAGACAGGATCATTTGTGTTTCCGCCTGTCAACTCTCTATTAATGTCTTCAAATGTGTATGCGTCTGTCTGCTTTATGTTAGGATACCTGCCTAATGGTTTAGGCTTGTCATTTACATTTACATTAGGTGGCAAGTAAGCAAAATTAAGCGAATTTGCAAATCTTCTATGTGTAAAAAGTGAAGGAGCTTGATTAATAGTAGGTATTAATTCTTCGCCGGTTATTGGGCCTCGATTGCTATAAACATATCGAATAGCGTTAGTTGACAATAAAAATTGATCTGAGTTGTCTATAGGATCACGTGACGCAATGATGCCCTGTTTTCTAAAATTCTGTGTCGTACTTTTAATGATCCCATCTACGTATGATGCGAATAGAGAGCCTGTCGAATTTAAGACAGGAGCCTCATTGAACTTAGAAATATTACCATCAAAAACTAAAATTCTGCTCCCATCAGCGCTTGCATTGATTCCAATAGGTAAAAGATTACCATTGTCATTTGCTTCTATTGTTATTGAATCAAATGGCAAGTTTGTTGCTTCAAGGTACGGACGATTAAATGCAGAGTCTGTTGAACCTGAGATTGAACTCTTGTCGTAGAACGCACTTCGATCTGTAAAAGATGCGTATCTAACCTGGAAGTCGCCAGCAGCAAGTTGGCGTTTACCTTCCTGTGTCATCAGGACGTCTAAGATTCTCGTTTTATTGTCTAGTATTCCAGCCATGGTATGTATATCTATTTTGTGTGTTTTTATGTAGATGACAAAAGAGTAGAGGGCCTATTGAGAACGACCGTTTGAGCCCTGTATGTTGTGTTAGTTCCTGTTATAATTTCTGATCTATTTCTTGCTTCTCCATCAAAGTAAGGCAGTGAACATGTGAATGCATTGCTTAAATTAGATGATCTTGTGTTGTTTGCATCGACAAGATTGTCACTTGATTGAGAAACAAATATGCATAAGGCAGGTGAATCTATTTTTTGTGTTTTTGATGGTTTGGAAAAATCTAACAAATTAGAAGTTTTCTGGACATAACTGACATATGTTTTTTCTGAGTCTTTAGTCTGCTCCAGCATATCTCTATAGTGGCCAAAATGACTTGCTCTAAAATTTACTATGGGTGTTGTCTGTCCGGCTTTAACAAATTTCTCTGATATGCTCCTAAGCGTTGTGAATCTATTAAATGCATACTTGGGGTATGTTGTAGGCGTTGATGCTCTGCCTACATAAACTCTTCCTGCGCCAACGCCGATTGATCCTGTGTAATAACTGTCAAGATAGGATCCGGAATACAAGATTCGTTCCGCTGTTTCAAATTGATCGACTATGACTTCATGCAAGTCTTCATGTATTGCATTTGAAGTAAGATTTTGATTTAGGCTTGACAGTAGTTCTTGATTGTTTAAAATCAATGATCCATACAGAATAACTTTTGCAGGTTGCGCAGGTATTTGTAGATATGATCCTGTAATTCCAAGTGCGCTTTGATCTTGACTTGAAATAGGCAGAACAGTCGTATATGAGCTTAATGAAGTCTGACCTGCATCTATTCCAAAAACAATTTCATCATTAGGAAATAGTATGTAAGGTGTTTCACGGTAATTTTCTATTTCCGATGTTGTCTGGAAAAATTGTATGGGAGGTCCACCTGATGCCGTGTAGTAGTCATTAATCCTAACTGCTGTACTAGATTCCCACACACTTGATTTTAATGGGCGCGGGTCTATTACTAGCTTTTGATCACTAAGAGAAATCTGTGGTCTATTTTTACTATTAACACCCGTGTACGATGCTATTGTACGATTTGACACTGTTCCCACAATTGACAATGATCCTGATGTGGTATAACCTTTTGTGCCGCCTGTCCAAAAATGTTGTACTCTAACAGACTCACCTGATGATACCGGTGGTGCCTGTGATGTGATCGGAATTGGGCTAAGACCTGTCAATTGTTCATTATAGATTTTAGGTGTCATGAACATTGAAACTCTGCCTGATAGATCACTCTTTCCGTAAGTAGAAGAATTCATCATGTGATCAAATGCTTGACCAAATTCATGTTGTGGGCCGACACCTGCACTAATTGAGGCAGAATTGTAGTAACAAAATGATCCATTTGTGACAATTGATCTAATACTACTAGACACATCTTGGACTGAGTCTTTAACTTGGCTTCCAACTCTATTTTGTTTATACATAAAAAAGACATAATTTACTATGTCTCTAAAAAAACCTGCTGGGTATGGTGTTCCAGGATCTTGAACACGAATTCCTGACGTTGGAATGTCAAGATAGACTTTTTCCAAAACAAACGGGTGCTGTATGTAATCAGAGAGCTTTAAAGCCTGACTTGACGTTGCATGGTACCTTGAGGAATTTGGTGCACCAAAAAAAGCTGTAGGTGTTCCAATTTTATCATAGCCAATCAAGCTTAACTTTTCAGATTTTGCAAGTTGTCCCGACAGCGCCACGCTTGGAGACGGCATGAACTGGCACATATATTCATTGTTCTTGCCTGTTATTGCATCACCTGTTGCTTTTCTAAGCATAAAATCATATCCCGTATCTTTGCCATAAACAGGATCGGTTAGTCCTATGTCTTCCCACTTACGTGTTTTAAAATTAAAATAAGCAAATCCTGTCCCTGACTGGTTATAGAAAGTTCCAGCAGTATCGACAGCTCTACTAGCAATCATCTTAAATAACTTTTTATCTGCACTCGGTGTGATATCAATTTCAATTGCAATTTTTGTTGTAATCGGCGAGTCAAATCCAGGATAAACAGACGACGGAGTTCCTTCTCTTTGCGCTTCTGTAAAAAATGATGCAACATGACTTGATTCATTAAAGGGCGTCAAAGCTGTATTTTCAAATTTTGTGAGAAACTGGCTTGCAGGAGACGGAGTTTTTGTCAAAGACAGGGTTCCTGTCATGAAAAGCGACGAAACTGCGTCTTTAGCAGGAATATTGTAAGGCATCAATACAGTCTGTCTTGTGTAGACATTAATCTTCGAATCGTCAAACAAGACTTGAGAATTCCCAAGTCGATCACTGTCACCTGTTCTTAAAATTTGTGGATAAGCACCTGCTCTATTGTCATCTTCAACAATTTGAGCAAGAGGTGATGTGTTGAGAATCTTAGTGCTCATCGAAGTCTTCCGCCAAATGTTATCGAATCTGTGCCAAATACACAATCATAAAATGTGAAACCACTAGGAAATGTCTTTTTTGTCGTTCCGATTGAATTATACATGATTTTCTGCTTCAAGCCATTTAAATCATCTTTCTCGTTAAAGGGCGAGATAACTTCTTGAATGCTTGCAAATCCGGGAGTCGGTATGCCAAGAGTTGTTTCAACACCATCATAATATGCATCAATAACGTCAGCATTTAAATCATATGTGTCGTCTATCGGAAGTGTAGACGTAAATGTAGAAATTCCTCTTTTATTGTCAAGTGATATGTCAAATCTTGCTGTTCTTTTACCTGTGTCGGAAAATACTACGATCAGGCCATCTTGTGTATTCTCACCAAAGAATGGATCAGATTCATCAGAGACAAGACCTTCAGACAGGATCGTAGCTGCATCAACTTTACCCATTTCATCTTGAAATGCAGAAAATTCGTCAATCGAGATTTGCTGGCCAAGATCTCTCATGTCAAGTTCAGGTACCAATCTAGAATTGATTTGTGACCCTGCTAGACCTTTTGATGAGATATAAGCTTTAGTTGATTTAAAAAAGTAATTTACTAAAGTTACTTCAATCCCTTGACGCTGGTCGTCAAATAGTATTGTATCGCTTCTCGGTGCAGATGTCAAAATTTGATTTGATTTTTCAATTAGTCCGATTGATTTATCTTTAAATGGCGTCATTAGAAGCTCTTTATGTTTGCGTTAAGATTAGACTCAACTTTTTCTTCATCTTTTTTAGAGCGAGTTGCACCTAAATACTGCTGGTCAAAAAGATATCTGTGCCTGCTTCTTTCAAGTAAGTGTGATTCTATGACATAATTTACACCTAGAAAATTTGTCTTTCTAGGCAAGAGCTGTGATAGTAAAGTTGTCAATGAAGAGTCAAACCATTTAAACAATTCTAAGTAGTCTCTTACATTTATCGGTCGTGTGAGCCTATTGAAATAAACATTTGAAATTTTTTCTAAGTCAGGATAGTTCTCATTAAAAAGTAGTGATGTATAACCTAAAGCGTCATCTAACGTCTGTGTATTAGCAAAAATTCCTATCATATCTTCATTAAGAGCCTTAATAGATGAAAATTCTACAGAAAATCTGTTATCATCATTTACAGACGTATCTGGCCCTAATACATAAACAGGTGCAGGTTGGGTATATGAGTCAGTTGATAATGGGTTCAAAAGGCTTCTGACTCTAACTTTTTCATCTGTTTGCATCAGATCGATATTAGGCGAAATTCTATTAATTGAAAACGATTCATTCCTAATGACGTTTGTATTTGCCGTAAATCCTGAGCCGTGCAAGTAGTAACCATTTTGTGAAAAATCAAATAATTGTATGCTTCCACTAACATCAGAACTTGTAACACGCTGGTCAGTTGTAACATCGACTCTTAGGCGCTGAAATGTTCCTGTTGTCTCAGTATCAAAATTAAAGTTGATTTTAGGATCTTCGACGCCTAAAGAACGATAGTTTCTAAGATGCTCAAGTGATTCTACCGTGTCGAGCGCTTTTGACCAAAATCTAATAAAGCCTGTTCTACCTGTGAACTTTGTTTCTGCAGTTGCTGACGTTGAATTTAGAAATCGTGTCGCTGTATTGAGACTTTGAGATCCTATCGCGATGAATGCTCCGGACGCATTATAAGATGGGTCAATTGTCTGCCACATGTCATTTAATTTAATGCTTGAGTCGGTTTCATTGAAGTATGATGATGTGTCAAAAAATACATAAGAAACCTTGTCTTCATTATAACCACAGCGAAGATAATATGAAGACGATAAAGATGCTGTTAAGTCGCCTCTTACCCGACCAGCTGCTACATACCACTTTTCGCCATTGAACATGTTAATATCAGGTATGTTAAGTGTAAGTGTAGGTGCGGTTGTTTCTTTGCTAGATCTAACATACAAGGACAAACTACCCGTTCCAGCTGTGTAATTGTGATTATAAATTGCATTCATAACACATGCTGACTTGTTTGCGGGTGATGCTGATCCCGTTGTTTGAAGCCTGAAGATGCTTTGTGCTGCATCATGTTGTGTCGTTGTTTTAAATTTTACTATACTCTCAATTGAAAATGATCCTGACGTTAGTAGACCGTCATTTCTATTATTTGAGACACGCTGCGCTCCTTGATTGACAAAAGCTCCTGATTCCTTTGGTTCACCTGGCTCTAGTCTTGATGCTGACAGGAAAGTCGATGTGATGTGAGGAGTGTTAGATAAGAATCCTTGCGCGTCTTGTATGAGCGATGAACCTGTGTTGTTCGACAATAAATCGATTAACGTAGACGACTCTTGAGTTTGTTGGCGAAGACCTGCCAGGTCTCTCAGCGCAGGGCCGCCGTACTCTCTAATATTGAAAAAATTGTCTGGAATTATTCCTGTCGACAAGATAGCAGATTTGATTGAGGCTCGTGTACCTTTTGACAGGAGCATTGGTGTTAAATTGCCAAGTATCCTTCGCCAGATCTGGTAACGAACTTGATCAAGAGATTTTTGTGATATGCTATAATCATTTCCCAGTGTCTGTCCATAGAAAAATTGATCGGGTGTCGCATTGCTAAAAAAGTTAGGAAGATTAAAACCATAATAGCTAGCAATGTAAGGTAAGAATTTATCTATTGCAGATTGGGGATCATCTAATTCGACATATGTTGAATTGACAAAATAGTCAATAAAAAGTTTTAATTCATCAAAATATTTTGCGTATGTCAAGAGAAGAGAAATTAGCTGTTGTGGCTTGTTTAAAATACCTGTTCCTGGGATTGAAACAGCTGTATATGTGTCGCCAAGATTCTGGTCAACTTTGAGTAGACCTTCACTAACTGCACCTTGCGTCAGGTAGTGTGGAGGAACTAACTTATAGATGAGATTAGGATTGTCATTATCATATGATGATGCGTCTTCTAAGAGAGCAGAATTTAAGCTTATGACGCTTTCATAACCTGCGAATAAGACGGGTGAATAATTGACATTTTCATATAACAGAGGACCTATGATTGATCCTGTCAATCTATTTTTAGAATTGTAATTGCTAATGTAAGAATGAAGCTGGTTACCAGAAGAATCTAAAGCAACATTATTACCTTCATATGATCCGGATGGTTCATTAAACTTAAAGTACGCAAGTAAGTTTTCATTATCTGGATAGACTTCACGTTGATAAAATTTTCTGAGTTGTTCTGTAGTACGTTGCGATTTAAAGTATCTTACTTCGTCAATTGATCCAGAGAATCTGGACGCTGGTGCAAACACATAGTCAAAAGTGCTGTGGGTGCTTCCTGAACCGATGAACATTGAAGTTCCATCGAAGGACAATGTTCCAAAATCTTGAGTATCATCTGATTCGTATGACCTTCGCTGGTCCACGTAGAGAATTGCCTTTTTAGCACCATTGACTTCTTCTAACTGCGCGCTAAAATGAACCCATTGGTTTTTTGATATGGTGCCCGATGCTACTAAATATGACTCTGACGCTGAAGATATGAGACACACAAGCTTGCATTCAGTTGTTGAAGCAGATTGCGACAAGCCAATTGTCATGCCTGCAGATGTTCCTAATCTCTGAATTAACACTTGATTGTCATTTAATGTGTCTGGAATTCTTATAGACATTTCTATCGAAAAAGGTGACGATCCTGGATCGAGAACTGCTGCACCATAATCAACGCTATTAATACTTGGAAAATTTAATGATTTTCCATCTCTAACTGTAATGTATGAATCATTTGAAAAATTCAAATAACCAACATTCTTAGGAAAATTATCAAAAACGTATTTCTCAAATCCTGTTAGGTCATCAAGGAATTTCTCAATTGCTGACCTGTCGTTATCAAATGGAAAGTGATTAATGATCTCATCAAATGCAACATCAACTTTTCCTCGTGCTGAGTTGAAGAAAGTGTGATTTTCAAATTTAGTATAATCTATCGGCAACTCTTGTGTTGAGCGCAGACCCGACCCCGGCGGGTCATATCTAAACGATGTTGATGCAACTAGGTCTTGAAATAGAATTTTATTATTATCAACATCTTTAAACACGGACGAATTTTTAGACTTTCCGCTCGTAAATGCGGACTCAAAGCTAGGCCGCGTTCCTGTCCTAGATCTCATGTGTCACTCAACTCTAAATTTTGCGGCAACATCGTTAATAACAATGTCCAACCCTTTATTAACTATCATAAAATCAAATGTGTAAGTTCTTCCTCTTGGAAGTGATGACATAAAAAAGTCAAAATAGTGAGAATTTGTATCGTTTGACGTCTTTGTTGCAGGATCATCAAATGGGATTATAACTTCACCGCTCTCAAAGTCTCTGATCCTATAAAGGCATTTATCTACGATTATTCCTGTATTTTCAATAGGTAATTTCTTATAAACTACAGAAGCATTAAAATCTTCGATAAAGAGGCGGAATCTAAAGCTCTCAGTATCCTTATACGCGGATCTCATATTTGTGATATTGATAAAGTATCTCTCAGGTGTCTGGATGAAAGAACTGCGCTGGGTAGGTCTTACGTTAAACGATCCTGAATAGAATGTGACAGTGAGATCATTTGACTTCCACATTTCATTAAAAGTCATATCTTCTGTTTGACTAACATTGCCTGATATTGACGTATTAAATGAGCTTAATGCAAATGATGATGAATAGACGCCTACTTGATAGCTATTTCCTATCTTGTATTGCGAAACATTAAACGTTTGATTGAAAGTTCCAGAATATATTTGAAGCTTCATGCAATTATCACCTGCAATTGGTGTTGCTGCAGAGCCTGACAAGATGCTGCTTGGGTAGCCTCGCGCGTAGTTATTTAAAAATAATGAGCCTGTTATGTCAAAAAAGAAGAGATTATGATCATCTGAAATGACATCGTCATATGTGACAATAAGCTTTGGGCGCTTGGAAGTGTCTGTCGTGTTTCTTGATGCAAATCTTTTGACGAAACGTGTTTTTGTATCTGCCTCTTGAGAATCAACAAATGATATTCTAAAACCGCAGTCTGGTATTAAGTTTGCAATAGTTCCTGAAATAATTTTTGTTACATCGACATAAAGATCTTCAGACCCTAATGGAAATGATTGTGTGACAAAAAGATCGACGATTCCAAGACCATTATTTAAATTTCCGGAAGCAATCACATCGATATCATTGCTTCTTAACAGACCTTTTGAGTTTGCGCCCGTTACATTCCATATGGAAGTTGTATTAATAACTGATGCTGTGACAAAGTTACACGCATCAACATCATCAAATCTTACTACGTCTTTTCCTTTTCCTTCATCAAATGATTTTGACAACGGATAAACGGCAAGAGTGAAATTGTTAGGTGTTGTCTGTCCACCATAAATATCAGAAAGCTTCAAATAACACTTAAATGATGTGTTAGAAATATCGAGAGTTGTTGCCGTCATCTCTCTAATCGGAGTCAAATCGAAATAGATCAATCCGCGAGAAAGCTCTATTGGATATGTCTCATTATGAAATGTATTTTCATCATATAGTTTAAAAATGTCTATAGAACCCGCAGCACCCGTGTTCGCGTCGGTAACACGAATTTGACCGACGATTTTATTAGTGATGTATGCGTCTTTTGATGCTTGAAGTATTCTATACATAATAACTCACAATGCGTTACCAATTATGTCATAATCTGGGTACTTTAATTCGAATATTGCGCCTGCAGGTGGTGTTATCATTCCTCTAGCTGTGTTGGCTGTAAGATTGTATCTTGCTTGTGAATAATTTCTTCCAGACGCATTGCCCGACAGATTTGAGAAATTATAACGCTCAAGAGAGATAACGCCGTCTTGATTAAGTATAAGATTGACTAAATCACTAACAATAATGGGTTGGTCTATTTGAAAATTCTTAATATTAAGATAATTTTCAATTTTCTTATTAATAGATGACAATGTCGTTGCCTTATTCACATTATTATCAATGACAACAGAATATGTCAACTTAAAATTGATAATTTGTGAATCTAAGATGTCATAAGCATCTGATGTCAATCTAAACTCGTTTAGATATTTTGCAAGATTTGTTTTAAGCGAATCGGGAGATATGACAAGTTTTCCATCACCATCACGACTAATGATGTACAAAAGTGTGCTTAAGGGATTTGTAGGATTTGATTGTGTTCCTACACGATACACTCTGCCAAAGCTCGGCGGCATAGAATAAATTCTTGCGATTAGATCAGCCTTGGTTACGACTCTTGATTGAGCATTTCTAAAATTGATTGCAATGTTTCTAAACTCTTCTTGAGTGGGTATGTTCTCTCCGCCAACAGCAACACTGGTATTATTAACTTCAACGGACGAACGTATCGAATTAATCTTTACTTGTGGAACATTAAGTGGAAATTTTGTGTTTAGTGATGTAACTGATCTGATAGTTCTTGGTCCAACATTATGATTTAATCCGCCACCTGCTCGATATCTAATTGTGATGGTCGTATTTACGGGTGACACTCCTAAGCTATTGGAACCCAATAAAGAATTGGGATCTATGGCAATTTTAGTAAATGTCTTTCTATCTCCGTAAAGCGGTAACGACACTTCGCTCGGATCGGGTATGATATCATCATCAATGGAGTCCGCTCTCCCAGAACCAAAGATCAAAGTCGTGCTTGCAGTATTTAATGAAGTCCGTGTTATGAATCGATAAGGCGCAGGAACAACATACATGTTGTCAGGAACTTGTGAAGAATCTTCTTTGGTATTTGTAACACGCTTGTAAACAACGTCATTACTCAACGTATCAACCTCATAATACTCATTAAGTTCTGTGTCTGTCACCCTAATCACCTCAGACACATTACTTTTTGATAGATTGATTGTCCTAAACGGAACAAATGTATTAGGTATTGCGAATGTTTCTTCTACGGTTTCACCTGATGTGCACAGGCCTGTCAAGGTCAACTTAAAAACGCTGGGGTTGCCTGCTGCATCTGTTGAAAAAGTACTAACATTCGACTTTAATTTGTTTTTAACTCTACCAGAAAAATCAAGATCTTCTGTGAGTTCAAATGTTATTCCTGTATTTGACTGTAGCTTAGTACCTGACCTGATTACTGGTAGGTAAGAAATTTTAGGTTGATAAACACCACTTGAGATTTCTGCATCTACTTTTATTGAAAAATCAATTAAGACTCTTGAAGGCGAAGCGCCTGTTATTTTAACACCTGCAAGCCTGATTAATCTTTCAACATTATTGGGCTCAACAGCAGTTTCTATGTTAGTTTCACTAAACTGGTGGTCTGAGTAGAATGACATTACATCACCTACGTAAGAAACTAGGTCATTAAACATACCACCTAGTGACGCATCGCTAAAGTCCTGGATCTGGTCAGGATAGTATGTCCTAGCATAACGCACCAGCTCTGACTTAAAGCTTTCAAAGTCTCTGTTTAGGTACGAGCGCGTCTTTTTTTGGGCCAACGACCGTTTAAGATTGAAAGAAGACATGCTTACCCCTGTGTATTGAACGTCAATTCTATACGCTTATTTTGAACGCCTAGCTTAGGAATTGAAAAATTAACAGCCACAACAATTCTAGCAAAGCCATTATTGCTAGGCTTTTGATCTGCTGTTTGAATACTGTCAATATTTATAAATGGCATATATTTTTGTGTTGTTGCAACAATCTGTGTTAGGGCTTGTTGCTCCCAATCTGGCCTTGATGATCTTTCGGTCATTAAGCTGTTAAGATTTGCTCCAAAGTCAGACAAGATCAATCTTTCTCCATGATTTGTCAACAACATGTTTCTAAAATTATCCAACATTTGCGTGTCGAGTTGCGTCGTTGTGTTATAAAGAGATCCAACTGTCTTTACTTGTGCAAGCGGCGTAGAAAGACCAAATAAACTAGGACTCACAGGTTGGATTGTATCAACGCGAGTTGTTATTATGCTCTTGCTCTTGAATTCTCGAGCAGGCTGACTGGGTGTTGTGCTTATCTCTGCCATATTACATAATTATGTCGAACTTGTGTTCTCGAATCTTTAATCGATGAACCCAGGTGTATTCAGTATTTTTGTTGATGTCGATGAGTCTGTTGCAAGACCTAAGTCAGTTGTCGTCTGGATACCTGACATGGGTGACAAGGGTGGGTATGTCGTGTTGTTTCTTGTTGCGCCACCAGGCACTGCAGTGTCTCCTCGAGTCAGAAAACGATTTAAATAATTGCCAGAAATGGCTGCGCCGCCATCTTTTCCCGTAATTATTACTTTTACTTCAGCGTTTTCTTTGATGTGCTCAACAACAGCTTCGGCAATAACTTTAAAGAATTTTTCTTTCATAACACCAGAAATTGTATTATAGTCTGCACCAAGATGTAATTTTGCTTTTTCGTCAAGCTTGTCTATGAGCTTGGCTGAGTTTAGTGGCATCTATTCACTCTTTGTTATTTTTGAACTAAATGATTTTAATTGTAATTGCGATATGAGTATATCGATAGAAGGCGTCGGCAAACCCAGACCTTTAAATAAAGCAGAAATTTCGCTAAAAGCTGCTGCAAGATTAGCTTGAAATCCTATAGAATCAATAATGACATCTGTAGCATTAGATTCTGCACCTGACGTTATAATCACGTTTGATTTATTGACGATAATTCCATTGTGATTAGATTGACTTTCTGATGTGATTTTAACATCATCTCTGGCAGAGATTCTTATATGATTTGATCTAATACCCGCTGATGGGCCTGGTGCACTTGCATTTCCGATTGCAATATTGAATTGACTATCTAGATTGTCATTCATAGAGACATAAACACTTGAGAGATCATTTAAAAGATCTATTTTTCCTTCGTTCATGTTCAATGGTGCTGTTTTATCGTTTTCTAGAAATTTTCTGCTATTGGAAAAAACACTGCTTGGACCTGTCGTCGGTGTCTGGCCGCGCCCGACGACAATGTCTATCATGCCTGCTTTGGCCTGTTTTTGTCCTAATGTACTGGCGCTTCCAAGAACGACTAAAGAGTTATTTGAACCTTCGAGCGACATATCGGGTTCGGCAGTAAAAAATCTAGGTGTCGATTCACCTTGAAATGATGCTTTATTGGATAAAGACTCATCAAAAACTTTTTGGTAATCAACTATTTGATTTGGCAATCGATTAAATGATTGTTGTATTTTTCTAGAACGTTCTCCGTCGTCTTTTAAAAAAGAGTTGACTGCGCGGGAGCTATGTGTGAAATTAGGATCATCAGCAATTCTGTCTGATGTCTTTCTTGTTAGCCAGTAACCTATAGGATGGTTATTTAACGCCCATACAACTTCACCAGCCTTTACAGGCATCTTTATATGTGAAAAAAATGGGTATAAAACAATCGCAGAAGTCGTGTTGTTATTAATAGGCAACCCGATGATTGATCCGCGCGGGATGTTTTGTAATCTTGAATCAGCATCAGGCAAAACAAATCCTGTCGTGTCTTTAAGGTGCTGTGTATAAGCTAAAACGCTGTCTTCTGACTGGAATGGCATGTCGATATAGTCAATCACAATAACAGGAATGATTGACGACATTACTTGCGCGTTATCAAGATCACCTCTTGTCACTCGACATCCTCAAAGCCGGAGATTTTATCAAATATTGAATTTGAATCAACTTCTTTTGCGTCTTCTTTGGCAATAAGTTCTGCAAGTTTGAGTATTTGGTCATTTGCTCTTGACATTCTCTCCAAATACTTTGCAATAACAGGACCAAGTATGTTATGATTTGCTGCGTTCCCTTTGACTTGCATAAGAGTATCAGTAAAAAGTATTGATGCATTCTCTCGATCATCAACGGCGTTATTATAGATCTCAGTCCATAATAATTTCTTTTTATCATCAAGATCTTTAACACTCTGAAGAAGATCTCCAAATTGCATAATCTTCTTTTCTTTTTCTTTGATCTTATCTAGCGCATCTGAGTATGCTTCTACTGACTTTTTAGACATGTTACCTCAAAAGATCTGCATCTTTGAAACTTCGCGATAATGCTTTCTAATTGAAGACATAGACGATGACAATTGTTTGGGCGTCAAATTAGTCATGTCTCTTACGTACACAAATATTGCACGCTTATTAAGGCTTTCTAGGCTGTCAATATTGTCAAAAAGCTTGATGATTGAATCCATACATACTCTATCATTCTCACAAGCAAGTCTTATTTTAACTTTTTGAAGAATATCACCAATTTTTTGAACTGTCTCATTATATTGTGTTTCTGTCGTCATAAGAGGATCATGTTTATAGATATCGAAAGGCACAAGCTCGATCTTAGACATAATTCCGCTGTCTTCCATGCTAATATGTCTGTTAACCTGCTTTTGTCTTTGTCTACTTTTGACAATGATCCAATTCTTGGCAACAACGTTAAAGTAACTAAATGCTTTAGTTCCTCGTGAGGCATCAAATTTCTTCAATGTTTCATATAGAAAAGTTATACAATCATTCTTGAAATCATCTGACGATATAGTCGCAGTTGTTCCATGAATATATACAAGATTCTCTACGAGCTTACTAAAAGCAGGAAGTATGATTTTAACATAAATTTGCTCTTTGGCCTTGTTATCTTCTTCTCCCTGAAAACGCACGATTGCTTCGTGCGTGTCTGAGTTGAAGTAGTACTTCAGGTCATTCTTCTTAGCTACTTTTTTTGTTTTGACTGTCTTTTTTGTCATCTACCTCTAACTCTTGAATACTTGAAAGTTGGTTAGCGACATACAGTACAGCATCACGTGATGTTCTAATGTCTTCAATGACCTGTCTAACTTCTAGAGAGTCAAAAAACACAGGCTTTTCGAGAACTTCAGACATTGTCTTGAATCTTTCATCAAGAACATCAAGCGATTCTTCTATTGCATCTTGCAAGAGTAAGACTGTTCGACCTAGTCTGTATGCGTGGTAAGCAAAAAAAGAAGTTGCAGATAGCAAAACCATCGATAGAATAACTAGAAAAACTATCATAGTATGCCACTCATTGCTGTCTCATATATCTTTTCAATGTGTTGACGTGAAAATTTTTCTTTACACTTGTCAGAAAGCTCCAATGCCCATTGTTTTGGAACGGTATAACTTGTCCTAAATTTTAGCAATCGCTTCTTAAAATCTTCTTCTTTTGGATTTGACCACTTTGAATTTTCGACAAAGATACGCTTATCTATCTTAACGTCTGGGATTTTTAGCATGTCATAATCTACTGCGATAAACTTACCAAGTTTCATAAAATCTAAGTGGCCTGACCAGTTGGTTGTTATGACTGGGATTTGAGCAATTGAAGCATCTAAAATAGGCAATCCGAATCCTTCGCCGCGTGTCAGGCTTATAAAGCATTTAATTGATGGGTGTCGATAAAGAGAAGAGATCTCATGGTCGGTCATATTTCCATGCAAAACATGTATTCTAGGATAAGGTCCTGTCCTGAATGTATTTATACATGAATTGATGATATGATATACGTTCATTCTGTCAATATGTGTCCCTCTTCCCAGGTTTGTCTTTAGAATTAATCCAACGTCTTTATCGTCTTT